ACCTGGAAGCTGGGATTGAATGGAACAGGCAGCACTGCGTTTTACGGCAATGACACAATCCCGAGTCGTGCCGCACAACTAAGGCTGGAGGCCCGGCCTTGGACAAATTCTGGATACAACATTGTCGTTGCTGTGCAAAGATCAGACAGTGAACAGTGGGCCAACCAACCCCCAACTGTGGCATGGCTAACAGAAACAGTTCGTCAATTACGAGAGCACACAGATCGCCCTATAGTGATAAGGCCGCATCCAAGACAACGCATCGGTAATATTCCAGGCTGTGTGATCGAGGTGCCGGTGCCGATACCAGGCACATACGATAGTTTTGACTATGATCGATGTTTGTCCACAGCCTGGGCAGTGATCAATCACAACAGTGGACCTGGTTCGCAGGCCATACTAAATGGCGTGCCTGCATTCGTGAGCGCCAGCAGTATGGCAGCATCAGTGGGCAATCTGAACTTGAACACAATCAACGCACCTCTACGTCCAGATCGCACAGCATGGCTAGAACAATTGGCACATACAGAATGGTATGTGGAAGAAATTGCTACAGGACTGCCACTGGAAAGATTACTGTTGTCCCAACCAAGATAAACTCTTATCAATCCAGGCCAGCACAAGGTCTTGTTGTCTCACATGACCGTGTTTTTGTACACTGGCGGCAGCAGTGTCGGGCAAAAGATCTTTTTCTGCTAGTTCATACCAAGTTGTAGTTTTGGGTGGCATAGGAGCATGTGTGCTCTTGTAAGCAATCACATGAACAAAATCGTCTGTGGGATCTTTCTTAAAGAAAGCCGATTTACAGTCCCATCCGGTCACTGCCAGCATGTGCATCAAACTGACCACAGTGTGATGATAGTAGCAGCCATTGGATTGTGTAAACGACAACTGACGCAGGTCTATGTTGGTAGTTTGCGGTACTGCCATGATCAACATGCCGCCATCTTCTGCAATGCGATTCCATCGTGTCAAGGTCGACAGTGGATCAATACAATACTGAAACGCATCGTGGCACCACAACACATCAAACCGAGTTTTTTCAGGCAACTGGTCTAGATTTTCAAAGTCCAGTTTCTGATAGGTGATGCTGGGATATTTTTTTACTAACGGTGGTGCATTTGTAATATCCACGCCAGTGCATCGAATATTCAAAGGAACTCCGAGATCGTCGCGAGTGGTACGAGTTGCCCACCATTCTAAATCTAGCCCAGCGCCACAACCCAGGTCAACCAAGGTCCCAATGCTTTCCATAAAGTCGTCATACTCAAACAATGTGTTAAGTGTTTGCAAACTGTGTGCATGACTTTCTTCGTTGTTTCTAAATTTCATAATTGTATGTCTTCCATTCCGGCTGCTCTTAATCTTACCACATGCCCCAGCATGAAGTTTTTGCTTTCCAATGCTTTCATGATTCCTAGAAATCGGTTTCTCAAAAACGCCACTTCATTAATGATGGTTTCAAAATCAACAACTTCGTCTTCACCATCCACGTACTTTTCTGCATCTCTAGATGTCAACGCTCTGGCATAGCCTTCGAGATATTTTTGAAAATGTCTACGACGAATCTTGCGCAACTGAATATTCAAGTGATTGAGTACTGCTTCTATCTCTTGCAACTGATTGAATCTGTGCTCTGTGACTCCGGGCAAGTTGGAAATATTTTTTTCTACCATGCCGCCAATGGCACAATCACGTCGTGCAGAATCAAGTTCTTGTTCAAAATATGCAATAAAATTTGGAATCTCTCCCAGATTATTAATAACTCGATTATACCACATCTTGTATTTCTCCAAGGAGCCAAGGAAAAGTTTGTTTCCAGTCTAGTCCGCGACGACGATCTATTTCGTTCAGAAAAATTCCCAGTTGATTGATTGTTTCTTGGTCACGATCGACTGAGTTCAGTTGCAAGTAGATTCCAGACATATAAGATTTATATTTTTCATTCCAGTCTGTGTCCGAGTTCATTGCAGTTAAAATTTCGTCGAAGTCTTCTTTGAAGAAATCTTTTCCAAAAATTCCTGGTTCCAAAAATTTGTGTGTATGTACCACAGTGCTGAAATAATGTCCAATACGCCGAGTGGCTCTGTGAAGATTTATGTAGTTAATCAACGGCAGCATGGTTTTTATTGTCAAACCCGAAATAGTTTGATTTACATTTAACACTATCCATTTTTCGTTTACTAAAAATTCAAAATTCTTTTTCCACAATTCTAAGTCAAGTCCGTATCTGACATATTCTTGTTCTTTACCAAAACAATCAATGCTGGCAGTCAAATCAAATCTTTTGATTTTCCTTGCGGCTACCAATTTCTTTATTTGCATTATAATATTTTTAAATTTATCGTGTTTGATATTTAAGTTTGATACTACATTAAATTCCAAGTTAGGATTATCATGACTGTTGAGAAATTCCATACACGTAAGGAAATCTTGTTGATAAAATGGTTCACCACCTAGTATGTTTAGTCGTTCTAGTGTGGAGTAATTGCAATCTAACCATTCCCAGAATTTATTTTTTAATTTGTCACGATCCGGGGCTAGGATTGCTTGATTTTTAATTTCCACACCTTGATTACTGAAATTGCCAAATTTAATATTTTCTTGTTGTATTTTGCTACTAAATCCATCCCAACAGTACAGACAACTCATGTTACACACGTTATCCAAATAGACTTCAACAATTTTTGGAGATACCACGACTGCATTGCGATCAGTGTCTAATTCCTCAGGAACTTGATTGGGAATCGTCAACTGCAACATGCGGTCACTTGACCCGCCCGCGTCTTCTATATTTTTACAATACTCGCAACCACCTGTGGGCCATTTGCCTTCCAGCATGGTCCGACGATCGGACAATTGTTTAGGAGTGTTATGAAAATCAAAAGTATCACTATTGACATCAACCAACGAAGGAGAGACTCTGTGACAAGAACTGGTCCCACCTGTGTACAGTCGTATGGTACTCCACGCCCATTTAAGTTTGCAAGCAGTTGCTGTCTTAATTGGGAAGAATTTATCGGTCATTAATCTTCATACTCAGAATCTAGTTCATCGTCATCGTCGAACTCTTCTTCTTCTGGCTCATCATCTAGATCTTTGATATAGGATGCCAAGGCTATCTTGACATCCGCGTCACCTTTGAATGCAACTCGAATATCATCGGGCACACAATCGTTGTCGACCAATACAGACACCAACACTTCTGCCGCTTCGCTGCGATCCACAGTATTAACGTATCTTTTGAGTTCATTCCAGATATCACTTGCTAAATCTACTGTCATATTATTCCTCTGCGATTGTTTCGTCTGTTGCTGTTTTTTCTTCTTTCTGATTGGCAAAGTCTGCCATCAGCTTGTCCAAGCAGCCATTTTCGTTTGCTTCCCATCGTTTACGGAACTGTTTGATTACTTCACCATCGCTTGTGGTAAACACCAAACTGTTGCCTTCTTTCTTGAGAATGTTTTTCTTTTCTGCCAAGTCAACCAAGCCCGAATGTGGGCTCATGCCAGTTGCGTAAGGAATCTTGACCTGCATACCTTCGAACGGCTTGGCATAGCGTGTTTTCATTACTTTACAACCGGCACGGATACCATTGACTTCGGACACCTTGTTGCCATCTTCATCTTCTTTGAGTTTCATTTTCTTCATGGCAACCACAATACTTGATGCATAGATAAAGCCCTGTCCACCTGAGATCTTGTCATCTGGATCAAACATGTCTTGACTGGCGTAGGTATGATTGGTTGCAACCAGGCCAACATTATGACTGCCAAACATGTTTACACAGTTACGAACCAAGGCTGTGAGTGCTTTGGGTTTGCGACCCATGTCACCCTTCATGTCACCGGCTTCAAACTGGTTAACGTCTGTGGGAGTCAGCAACATGCCCAGCGAGTCAATCACCCAAAGAACCTTCATGCGTTCTTCATCTGGCAGCGTTTTGTAGTCAATCATAAATGTAGAAATTGCTTTGGCCACGTCATCAATCATGCTCATGTTGAGTTTGAGTAGCTTGGCAGGATCAGTGTCAACACCCAGTGCATGTAGCCATGCTTCGTCTAGTGCATTTTCTGTGTCAACAAGAATAACAAAGATGCCTTGTTCTTGTGCATTCTTCACAATGTTGCCACTGCAAATGTAACTTTTGCCTGCACCCGATTCACCGGCAAACACAGTTACCTTGCCTAAGGGAATACCTTTGTTGAAGTCCCCCGAGATAAGATAATTCAGTGCATAGTTGCCGGTGCCAATCCAGTCTGTGGGATCGTTGAATCCAATGCTCAAGCCTTGAATGCTTTTAGTGATGTCCTTGCGGAACTTTGATATGTCAAATGGTTTTGCCATGATTAATGCCTTTTGTTTAAATGTATAGTAAAACTATTATACTGTAAAAGATTTCTAAAAACAACCAGTCTATAATCTTTTAAGCGTGTTTCGAGATCGGGTATGTTTCCGATATTTAAATATGCACCACTAGGTGTTTTATTATGTGCATTGCACCAATCTGTATACTCTTTGCTCAAGGGCACAGTTTGTGGCGGTATTAAATGTAAACTTACAAACCCTAAAAATTCATTAAATGAATTTTCATCGTCATATTGCAAATCAATGTCAAATGCTTGATATTTTGCATACAGCGGCCTGCCCAGATGATTAGGTTTTAATCGTAAATTAGCCAAATTATTAGTGAGCATACTTTTGTCAAACGGATT